CTATTTCACCCGAATCTTCTGTCCAGCGTAAATCAGATTCGGGTTAGAAAGTCCATTGAGCTGTGCTATTGTCTGGTATGACGTTCCGTATTTTGCAGCAATACTGGAAAGGGTATCTCCACTCTGCACGGTATAATACCGCGCACTTCCGGCGTTAACTTGATCCTGTACATCGTTGTATCGGCTTTCAAGAACTGTCTTGCGCACATCTCCGTTGCCGTATCGTCCGGATAACACTTCCTGCGCCAGATTGCTTGTGCTTGTAATCCAGATATGATTTATAAAATTCTGTACCTCTTCGTACCTGGTTCCGAGATTACGGATCCGGTCTTCTCCGTTGCCAAATTCTCCAAGCATGGTCTTGTATGCCAGATCCAATGTGGATCCTTCCGGAGTTGTCGTTACCGGTTTTGGAGCTTCTGGCTGTTCCGGAACAACTACGTTCGCCTTATCGCTTACGGTATATTTGCCCCAGTCCTCTTTGCTTCCGTAGAATTTGTCCAGATCAAGATGGTCATCATAACCAGAGAGTTTTCCGCACGATGTATACTGCCGGATTGCACAGGTGTATTCTCCTTCATTCCACGGTGCGTCCTGATATCCAGTTGGATCGTTATTCGCATACTGGGCAATCCACAATCCATAGTTCCCTATGTTATCAAATTTGTAGCTGATCGACTGTGAACAATACAGAATCGGATGCACACCGGTCTTCTGATAGACATAATCTAACCATCCTTTGCACCAGGCATAGTCGCAACTGCCAAAGGACGCATTGTTTCCTGCTTCCCAGTCCAGGATCAAAATTGCTTCTCCGAGACGATTTCCTACGTTTGCCAGAAAATAATCCGCTTCCGCCTGAATATTCCCACCGTTGGCATAATGATAGATGCCCAAGCATTTTCCGGCAGCTTTCGCCTGCTCATAGGCTCTCATATAATCCGGATTTACATAATTTATCCCTTCTGTCGCCTTAATCACCACAAAATCACTCGGAACAACTGCAAGATTGATCCCGCTTTGCCAGCTGCTGATGTCGATTCCGTTTAATGCCATAACTTTTCCTTTCTACCGCTAACTTTTGGTGGTAAAACAAATAGCTTCATCTGTATGTGTCTATTCGTCCTTATTCATCTGCTTAATCAACTGGTTCACATAATTACTAAGTCCAGCCACTAAAATTCCCTGTACAATTGCCGTAAAAATAGCCATTGCAATATTTTGTGTGCCTTTAAGGTCGCAAGTCGCCACCACATAAATTCCGCAAATCACGATTCCAATAATACCGAGGATTACTGGAATATACTTGTCTGCAACCTTTTCGGTATTTTTCAGACCGATTCCGACAAAATATAGTGCAATTGCGACTACAACCAGTTCTGGTTTCACATAATTTAAAATCTGTTCCATAGCCTTAATCTCCTTTTTCTTTCAGATGCAATTCTTCTATTTCATGCATCATTTTCGTTATCATTCCATTACCGCCTAGCCTGTGATACGCTTTATACATCTCACAGAAATTTTCATATGCATATGACGGTATTGTTCCAAGTTTCATATATTTGTCGTGGTATTCGATAAGCTGTACTCTCAAAAGTAGCATTGTTCCAGCACTATTAGCGTTACGGACTTTTTTTTCTTCCGCAATCCTGGCATCACGTTCCTTTGCATCTGTAGCTTGCTTTTTCTTCTGCTCCTGTAGCAGCCACACGATGTATCCAAGAAAAATCGGTAGTGCGATCATATATGTTTGTAATAAAAATGCTTTCAATATTTTATTCTCACTTTCGTATATTTTATGAAAATGATTTTTCTGGTTTTGCTCTGATATCCATATTTTTCTCCAATTATAAAAAGACAGCTCCGAAGAGTCTGCCTTTCCATCCTGTTATTATAATTTCTCACCACACATCGGACAAAATCTGATCGGTATCCTCATTTCAAAAATATCTTCAACGCTTCCGTAATCGCACACCCCGATATGCATTACAGCCTTCTCGTCTAACTCACCACCAAACAGCCACACCTCCAGCCTTCTCACTTTGCCGCCCTTTTTCAAAACTATAGGACGTGCACCAATCAACTTTGTTCTGTCCTTTTTCCCGAACATAATTTTTCTGCTACAAAATTCACATTTTTCTTTCATTTCATTACCCTTCTGCATTTTTTCTTTTGATTGTAACAAACAAAGTAATGTTCGGGAAATTTTCAACTTATTTCGACATTTTTCGATATCAGTTTGTAATGTAGTATTTAGACTTCTTCAAAATACTGACCAACCAATGTATCCGGCGAGAAGTAAAGGATTATGCTCTCTCCGTCTGTCATTCCTACACGGTTCATCAGATAAACCTTTTCATTCCAACTGTAATACTTACCCTTTACATACTCCATTCCTGCCGTTGTTACCATTTCCGGCACCGTAATTGGGTTCTCCTTAGTTCCAGAGCTTGACGGATTTGCAATAGCTGTCCACAAGCTCGGCGCTACCCCCGGCGCCCAATCTGATTGACTAGTGTGTGCCTGGACGCACTTATACAGGATGTTATTATACTGGATCTTATAATCCTTGGCATATTCTACACCATCCTCTGACCACTCTGGATAGATGGCTTGTACCTGCAGAGCCTGTAAATCTGTCAGCTCCTGCGCCTGGATCTGTGCAACCATAACTGCAGCATTCTGGATTTCTGCCTTTACTTCTGGCAGATCCTCCTTCTTGCACATCGCCACACCGAAGATCCCTCCTGTGTATTCCGTGATGCTATAGAAGTTTTCATAATTCTCATAAGTTACAAGAACATCCTCCCGCTCCTTAACAATCATTTTCCGTGTCTTTGTCGTATCCTGGAAAAGCATCTTGAGTTTTTCCGGAGTTTCGGATATGGTACGGATCAGAAGGTTTCCACCCGCCTGAATATCCGCTGACTGGATAGTTAATTCTGTGGCATCGTTGAAAATAAGTTTCATGTTACTCCTTTCCGGAGTGATTCTTAATTAAATAGCAATTATTTTAATCGAATTGATTGAAGTTCTTGTAAAACAATGACTATTTACATATATAGCAGAACTCATAATAAAAAACATCTCCTGCTAAAGCTTTTTGCCATCTGACATAGAGATCGATTTCACCATTCTTACTAACACTAAGAAGGCAACTGGAATATGTATTATCTTGTGCTATTGCTCCAATATAAAGCTGTTTATCACAGCATGGAGCAGGTACTCCACTTGCAATATTAAGACCAGCATATACATTAACATTTTTTGTGATTTTGGTGCATCCATTGACCATCACCAAATTCCCAATTCTATTGCACTCAATCCATGAATCGGACGTTTTTACGTTAGAAGTATTAAGTGTCACAGGATATGTGTTTATACTCATTAAATTATTTTTTATTGTTGTCTCTGCATTTTTTAATTTGCTATTTAACTAAGAATCACTCCTTATTGCTGTTAATATAGTTACATATAAAAGTGCATAGCAAAAACACCCGACCGGATGCCGAGTGTAAATAAAGCATTTTGTTTACTTGTGTCTATGCACTTAGATATTTCTTGTGATGATACTTGACCGACTCCTGATCCACGGTACAATAAAGCATCGTTGTCTCGGTTTTGGCATGCCCTGCCAATATAGATGCTTCCTGCAGTGGCATTCCTCGGTTTAATGCATTTGTTAAAGCCGTCCCTCGGAATCTATGCGGATGCGCTTTTTCCACACCTGCACGCCTTCCGGTTCGCCGGATCATGTCTTCTATGCCGGCTTTGGTCAATCGGTTGTATGGTTTCCTTGTTCCAACAAATAATGCAGGATTGTTATCGGTTCTGCTCTGCAAGTATTCCTGGAGATACAGGTTCGTCCTTTCATTTAAGTAGACCGTCCTTTCTTTTCCGCCTTTACCATATACTATAAGATCTTTACTGCTCCATCGGATATCCTCTATGTTTAGGTTCTTCAGCTCAGACACCCTGACTGCCGTGGAATACAGAAATTCCATCATTGCTTTATCCCGAAGCGTCTTGCAATTCCGTAGCAGCATCTCCCGATCAGTATCAGAAAAAGGTCTCTTAATCCTCTTTTCCACCTTGATCTGTTCTACCAATACCATCGGATTTCGTCTTACCCGATCCCTGTCTCTAAGCCATCCGAAAAAGCTGCTATATGCAGCACGTACTCCTTTTAATGTACTATTCTTAACCTTACGGATGCTCTTATAAGCTCTCAGATATCCGGAAATGTCACCATCTGTAATATTTGCTACCGGTTTATTTATGTACGATAGTAGTCTTGTAAGCTCATATCTGTACCGTTTTACTGTCTCTGCTGTCTTTCCTTCAAGTGCTCGCGACATCAAATAATCTTCCAGATCAGTCCGCCATGAATCATCGACCACCTGTAGTTCTGTCTGCAACACAATCTTGCATCCAGAAAATACCATGTACAGTACATTCTTCAACTCTTTGAGGCTTTCCTCTTCCAATATCGTTTGCATTTTTCGCAGCACTTCCATAATCTTTTGCTCCATACCGTTCCGCTCCTTTTTGCTTTCAGTATAGCTCAAAGCTCTCTGAATACGGAATGAGTTACTGAATTAAATAGCAAAACGGAGAAAACCGAACTAACAGATGAACGGATTGTTGGAAAAATTAACGGAAAAAATTTGTACGAAAAAATCGTGCTAGTAAATAGTATCACGCTTAGTAAGAGTGCAAATCTTGTCAAAGCGTACATTCCTCATGATGTTCCTGTAATAAATCAGGTTATTTCATGTGAAGTATTATGCGGAAGATACAAATTGCCATACATTGACGAAACAGGAATAGTTCATACTTTTTTGTACATGGTAGATGAAAAAAAATTTACTTTAATGAATGACGCCGAGTGGAAAAACTATGCATTTAAATTTATTTTACGCTACACAAAACATGACTAATTGCCTTATGATGCTTTCGCACGCCAAGTAAACCATGTACTTCCAGATCTGTATCCGTATATCAAATAACCTTCGGGAAGAACTCCGATCAGTACACCATCTTTTCCAGTAGCAGCAAAAATACCTTTGGAAAATCTGGTTACTTTGTCGAAGGGTTCATCAGCATTCCAAATATATGAATACTGCTCCTGTGGCAATTCTTTTATTGGTATTGTCAATCCAGATCTTCCTATGAATGCATTTTTACTTAAAATATTTTGCGTTTTGCTATTTAATTCAGTAAGCTCTTCCTTTAACTTGCTGATATTACCGATCACATTAAACAGCGGATTCACCTTTACAATATTGATTCCATTCAGTTCCACGCTATACAGAGGGAAGTCTGACTGCATTGCACCAGTCAAAATGTTTCCATCTACCGCCGTTGGTGCTGTAGCCGTTCCGGTGGAATCTTCTCCCTGGATCACAACCAGATCAACCGTTTCCTTTCCGGTGCTATCCTTTGTGTACCGGAACACGATCAGATCAACCCTGTTCGTTCCAGCGTGTCCATTGTTAATCGTCACCAGTGCGCTGTCATTTGCCGGAATCCTTACATGCCGTCCGTACATGACAGCATCACCGTCAGAAATTTTTACAATGTTATTTGACTGCACTTCTGCCTTGAACTGGCTGCCATTTTCCAGTACATATTTTGCACTTCCGAAAATACCAGCAAATAACGCCCCGTCAGATTCTGCACTAACTGCACGTCCAGTATCTCCGGTATCTAAATAATTTGTTGCCATTGTTATTTCTCACCAACCTTATACGTTATAGTTTCTATGCCATTTTTTATTTTTACAATTTCCTGTGTTACCTGTTCCTTCAGCAGAATTCCGGTTGCCCGGTTTCTTCCACCAACAATATCACCGATATCTACATCAAGCTTTGAAAATGACGCAGACACCGAATCCGAACTTTTCAGTTCCTTCAGATGTTCAATTCCTTTTTCTTTCAGCTCTGCAACAGATTCAGAATTTCCATAATCATACGTTTCTGCAATCTCATATTCTCCAAAATATGACTGTTTTTCCGTGATTTCTCCTGTCTTGTCTACATACAGATCAATCACTGTTCTGGCTGCCAATTCGCCAGCTCCGAGGCAGATCAGATGATTCACCCCACCGGTTTTCTTTTCGATTATGATCTTCATTCCGTAGTCATCGGAATACTCATATTTTTTTGACAGATCTTCGATCTGGACAGCTGATATATTCACACAAGAATCCTTGTCGTTGTAGACGATTTTCAGCTTTGCACCAACAGAGGACAACATCTTCACAATACCGGAATATGCATCAACATATCTCGGAAACTGATAGTTGCTTATCTGTATTCCGGAAGATGTTCCAGGAACAGCAAACAGATCTACCAGATCACACCGCCTTATCAGTAGTGCAAGGATATCATTTGCATCTCCGGATACCACAAGATAATCTTTTCCGGTGTCCGGCCTGATCACTTTCTTTTCCAGAATGCCACGCCAACTTCTTCCGGAATAATATACTTTGGATTTTTCGGTGTCGACTTTTACATTGTCCACAATCCCTCCGTATTCTTCGTCTTTTATATACCAGATACATCCGGAACTCATGCAGTGATTTCTCACATTCATCTGGGCCTCGAAGTCATTGTCACCACCAAGCTCCAGATCGATCGAATATTTTTCAAGACTCCCTTGTGGAAGCCTGTTCGCGTCTGTATACATTACTTCCACAATGGTTCACTCCTTTTATCAATCAGGATCAGGTCAAATGAAAAACTGCCATTCCACGCAACGATCTGCGTGCCAGCTACAATTTTCTCAAAGATGTAATACTCTTTTGCGGCTGACCAGAGAACATTTTCCGTATACCCGTCAGTATGCACCAATTTAACCGTTTTTCTCCGTGAATCAATCTCTAATCGTTCACCGGCATTTAAAGAAACATTGACCTGATAGGTATTGTCTCCAATCTTCACAAGCGGTTTTGATACGGAACCATATATCCGCAGCACAAAATCTGATTCCGTGATACTAACATTATTGATCGAGGAAGATGATACCTGATTCAGATAATAATATCCGTATTTGTATGGATATTTCTTCAGATTATCCGTTTCAATGGTTGTTCCTTCTGTCTTCAGGAAATTAAATTCTCTCTCCTGCACCCAGTCCGGCTGATCGGTCGCAATGGTAACTTCAATCTCAATGTACCGTTTTGTCAGATACCACTTTGCTTTTTTTGATGCTACGATATAGCAATTAAGATAATAGCCGTCCTGATACAGTCTTCCTGACTGTTCCGCAAGAATATCAGCTTCAAAAATCCGGAAGATATCATTTCTTTTTTCAATTCCCTCTTCCTCGGAAGATGCTGAAATGATAATCTTCATCTTCTTTTCCTTGACACCTTTGTGGAAGTTGGTGATCTCATCATAGTCCGTATCATATTCCCATTCATAATCCCTCAATTCAGAGGATGTAATAAAAACACCACCCGAACCAAAGTCAATACTCTGGTTCAGATGGTTCACGTATTTCGCAACATTAAGCATACTTTTTCACCAACCTCGCTATCTCCCTGTTATCGAATTCAAATTCTACGCCATTCGTCAGGACATCAATCAGCAATTTGTACAATCCACCGTTTCGCATCCAGTTAAAGATTGCTTCCAGTAATGCACGGGTTGCTTCACTGTCACCATTTCCACTTCCGGCATTATTCACAGCTTCCTGAATCATATCCATCAAGTTCTGTGTACCAACTACTGTTTCACTTCCGGCTTCACCGCCAGCCAAGAACTGGTTAGACTTCGCATTGTAACCAAAAATAGTCGGCTGATTCAAGATCATACCTGAATCCATAGCCTTTTTGTACCATTCGATTCCAAGCTTCGGTACAGATGGTGGATTAAGTGAGAATTTCCCAGAAATACTGAAATGCGGTAATTTCAGTCTTGGCAAGCTCCATGAGAAATTCATGAGTGACTTAATATGACTAATTGCATTACCAACTATATTTTTACAGCCATCCCACACAGAAGAAAATGCGAACCTGATACTGTTCAATACACCAGTTACTGTCGATTTTGCACCATTAAGACCATTTGATATACTGGACTTAATCCCATTTATTGCACTGGATACATGGGATTTTATCGCATTCCATTCGCTGACAAACTTATTCTTAATATTACTCAGAATACGCGTCAAGTAATTTGCAATGATATTCCAGGCATTACTGATTACACTAGATATAACGTCAAGTGCAGATGACACTGCTGCCTTGATATAATTCCATGCTTCAATAATATATTCTTTGCAATTCTCCCATATAAACCTCCACGGAAGAGTTATAATCTGAACTGCCGCACTGATAATACTGGCAATCAGCATAATGCCGACTGTAATTATATTTTTGATCGTTTCCCACGCAGAGGATAGTGTACTGGTTATTTCATTCCACAGGTTAATCCAGAAATTTCTGAATGACTCCGAAGTATTCCACAAATGTATAAAAGCCGCCACCGCGGCAGCTAGGGCTACAGCTATAAGCAATACGGGATTTGCCGCAAACACACCCCACAGTTTTCCGAGACCTGTGACCAGCTTTCCTGCTACAGCATGTATCTGTCCAAAAGCTGTAATAACTTTCCCCACAGTAATAAGTACCGGTGTTACAGCTGCAACAATAGCAAGCAATACCAGAATAACCTTTTTCTGACTCTCTGGCATTGCATTGAATTTGTTTGTAAGTTCTATGACCTTTTG